TTTATTTAATGAATAATGGGTATAACTTTGAATGATTGAGGTTATGCCCTAATTCATGGTATACTATACTTATGTATTAAAGGAAAATATTTAATATATAATTATAGTATTAACCAAACGATCCTCAAGTTATACATAAGGGTCATCCACTAAGCTAGAAAAAAAGAGGTAGTAACTATGGCGGTATTAGAAGGTTTGTTAGCGTTTGAAAATCTTGATGAGCACGAAACGTATCAAGGTCAATCAACAGGTAAATTCTCTGTTGTGTTATCGTTAGATGATGAGACAGCAGGAGACCTGTCAGCTAAGGGTGTTAAGATGCGAGAGTATGAAGGTGTCAAACAGCGCAAGTTCAGCACTAAGTACGATGTGCCTGTCTTGGACGCTGAGGGTTCACCCTTTAAAGGTCGCATAGGTCGAGGGTCTAAGGTGCGAGTGTTGTATGCTGAGGGTCAGGAACATCCTGTACATGGTGTCTCAACCTACCTTAATAAGATCAAGGTCTTAGAGGTAGCGGAAGATACTAGTGGAGGGGAGTTTTAGTAGTGTCGTCTACCTTTGTTAAACATGAGCCATGCCCTTCGTGTGCTCTAAGAACAACCTAGCAAGGTACTCCGATGGTCACGCCGTTTGTTTTACAGGCGGTTGTGACCACTACGAGAGAGGTACGGGTCAGGTTGTAAACGTAACACCAAGTATAACGAGGCGATTAGAGATGACAGGAGTAGTAGCGGCAATCCCTGACAGGCGTATCAGCCAAGCCATAGCACAAAAGTATGGCGTAACGGTTGAGTACAATGCTCAGGGGCAAATTGTCAAGCATCATTATCCATACCACGATAAGGACTCAGGTACACCTACGGGCACTAAGGTTCGCATTGTGGACAACAAGAGTTTTTATGCAACAGGGGAGTTCGGCAATGTTGGGTTGTTCGGTCAACAAGCTTTCAAGGGTGGCGGTAAGTACATTACGATCACAGAGGGCGAGGCAGACGCACTTGCCGTTCACGAAATGTTCGACGGGAAATGGCCCGTTGTCTCCATTAGAAGTGGCGCAAGCGGAGCATCAAAGGACATTAAAGAAAACCTTGAGTGGTTAGAATCCTTTGAGAACGTAGTCATTTGTTTTGACAATGACAAGGCAGGACAGGAGGCATCCAAAGCTGTACTTGATTTATTCACCCCCAACAAGGCCAAGAATGTCACCTTGCCTATGAAGGATGCAGGGGAGATGCTCAAGGCTAACAAGGTCACTGGTTTTGTTAAGGAGTGGTGGAACGCTAAGACATATCAACCCGACGGTATTGTGTCAGGCAGTGACACTTGGGACATGATCATGGAACAGGCCGATGTTAAGTCTATCCTGTATCCTTGGAATTGTCTCAATGAGATGACCCACGGTTTCCGCAGGAAGGAACTAGTCACCATTACGTCAGGCTCAGGCATGGGTAAGTCTCAGATTGTCAGAGAACTTGAGCATTACCTGCTAGGCGCTACTGAGGACAACATTGGTATCCTAGCCTTGGAGGAGGACATCCCCAAGACAGCGTTGGGCATCATGTCCATAGAGGCCAACAAGCAGTTACACCTAGACAAGACTATCAGCAAGGAAGAGAAGAAAGGCTACTGGGACAGGACGCTAGGTACAGGACGTATCTTTCTGTTTGATCACTGGGGTTCGACTAGCGAGGACAATCTGTTAGGCCGCATACGTTACATGGCTAAGGGCTTGGACTGCAAGTGGATCATCCTTGACCACCTGAGTATCGTGGTCAGTGATCAGGACAACGGTGACGAGCGTAAGGCTATTGATAGTATTATGACTAACCTTAGAAAGCTAGTACAGGAGACAGGTGTAGGGCTATTCCTAGTATCACACCTGCGTAGACCTAGCGGATCAAAGGCACATGAAGATGGTGGTAGGATAAGCTTGGGAGAACTCAGAGGTTCAGCGGCAATCGCGCAACTTAGCGACATTGTTATTGGACTTGAACGAGATCAACAACACGCTGACCCTGAGACACGGAACACTACAACAGTTCGTGTACTCAAGAACAGATTTGTTGGACTCACTGGCCCTGCTTGCTACCTTTATTATGACAAGGACTCAGGAAGGATGGTGGAGACAAGCTGTCCAATGGGCGATGAATCGGAGTTTTAATGAAACAGTTTGTACTTGACATTGAAGCCAATGGGCTTGACCCTGATACCGTGTGGTGTATTGTTGTGCGACAGCTAGGAGGACACGATGATTCCCTTACTTGGTCAGGAGATAGATTACCTGAATTTATAACTTGGTTACAACTACAGGACGAGTGCGAACTAATTGGTCACAACCTTATAGGGTATGACATACCTGTACTGGAGAAACTGCTAGCGGCAGACTTTAGCAAGTGTAAAATAACTGACACACTGGTAATGTCCCGACTAGCTAATCCATCAAGAGAGGGTGGTCATTCCTTAGATAACTGGGGTACTGTACTTAATTACCCTAAAGGAGATCATAATGTTTGGGATGTTTTTTCGTATGATATGTTGGAGTATTGTATACAGGATGTTAAAGTTAATACGTTGGTGTACCAGAGATTACTTCTTGAACTTAAGGATTTTAAGCCTGAAAGTGTTGATCTTGAGCATCAAGTACAGGGTGTTATTTCAAAGCAAATTAAAACAGGTTGGCTTTTAGACCAAGAGAAAGCTTATCATTTACTGGCTACACTAAAGGAGAAGAAGAATGACCTTGAAGACGAAGTGCATCAGGTTTTCACACCGTTACCGACATTTGTCAAACAGATTACACCCAAGATTAAGAAGGACGGTACGCTCTCTGTTGTTGGGCTTAAGTTCCTTGGTGAGCAATGGCAAACAGCAGTAGCACCTTTTAGCCGCATAGATTTCCCTGTGTTTAATCTAGGGTCACGACAGCAGATAGGTAGACACCTGCAGTATTATGGATGGAAACCTAAGCAATTCACTGAGACAGGACAGGCCATCGTTGATGAGGCAGTGCTAGGTACAGTGAAGGGCATACCACAGGCCGCTTTGATAGCTGAGTATCTTATGATACAGAAGCGTGTGGCTCAGGTACAGAGTTGGCTAGAGGCTGTTAAGGAGGACGGTAGAGTACACGGGTACGTTAATTCTAACGGTGCAGTGACGGGCCGCATGACACATTCTAGTCCCAACATGGGTCAAGTACCTGCGGTTTACTCACCGTACGGTAAGGAGTGCAGGGACGTATGGACAGTACCGGAAGGTTACAAACTTGTAGGTATGGACGCAAGTGGTCTTGAGTTACGGATGCTTGCACATTACATGAACGACGAGGGCTATACAAATGAAATTCTCACAGGAGATATTCACACGGCAAATCAGTTGGCTAGCGGCCTTGAAACTAGAGATCAAGCAAAGACTTTCATATACGCTTTCCTTTATGGGGCCGGAGATGCCAAGATCGGAAGTATCGTTGGAGGAACTAGACAGGATGGTAAACGTCTTAAGGAAAAGTTCCTTAGAAATACGCCATCTCTTGGAAAGTTACGAGAACGAGTTAGCTTGGCGGCAGGAAGAGGTTATGTTTATGGCTTGGATGGAAGAAGGGTCTATGTACGGTCAGAACACGCGGCTCTAAATACGCTGTTGCAATCAGCAGGTGCTATCGTAATGAAAAAAGCGTTGTGCTTACTTAACGAATATGCTATACTATGGGGTATAGACTATAACTTTATAGGAAACATACACGATGAAATCCAGACAGAGGTCAGAGAAGAGAAAGCAAAGGTTTTCGGAGGACTCGCTATTAGCTGTGTCGAAGCCGCAGGAATCCACTACAAACTCAACTGCCCCCTTGCAGGGGAGTTTAAGGTTGGAAATAGTTGGGCGGACACCCATTAATCCTAAAACTAATAAGCCTTGGTATTACAAAGATAATCCAGACGCTGTTAAGGCTCGCGATGCAAAACGTATGTGGGTTAACGGTAAGGAAATAAAGAAGACCCACCCTTTGTACAAAGCAGGGAGATACAAGGGGTTTGAGGAAGCGGCCTTTAGTTCCTTGGAAAACTATGAGGCGAACCCACAGGGAGAAGTTTACGTTATATATAACAAAGCTTGGCCTGAGTGGGTGAAGGTTGGGATGGCTGTAGATTCCAATGACAGGCTAAAGAATTATCAAACGTCCTCACCTTTTAGGGACTACGCTTTACTGTACTCCTATGAAGTAAACGATAGGAGAGTTGCGGAATCTGCGGCACACGTAAGGTTAGCCAAAGAGTGTGACAACATTAATGAGTGGTTTAAGTTACCCCACGCTGTAGCTAATGAACTAATACTGGAAGTGATCCATGAACACTAAAACAACGGATAACTTAGTGCAAGACATCTACGATCTAATGGTCAGTAAGGACGCTGATCCATCCGTAGACGTTGAGGCAGAGATAGACAAGTTTGGTGAGGGTGTTAAGGCTCTTATGCGTACAGAGTTTGGCAGGGAGAAGCGTAAGGATAATCGTAAGTTACGTCTGTCTAACATTGGGCGCACCGATAAGTACCTATGGAATCATGTCAATGGTACTGAGGGTGAGGACATCTTACCACACACGTATGTAAAGTTTATGTACGGTCACTTGATTGAGGAGATGTTGTTGTTCCTTACTCGCATGGCAGGACATAGTGTAACTGACGAACAGAAGGTATGTAAAGTTGAAGGAATTGTGGGTCACATGGACTGCAAGATTGACGGTGTTGTTACTGATGTCAAGTCAGCAAGCAGTTATGGGTTTAAGAAGTTCAAGGATGGATCGCTTGCCTTTGACGATCCCTTTGGTTATATTGATCAGATCAAAGCCTACGCTCACTCAGAAGGAGACAGGAAGTTCGGATGGTTAGCTATGGACAAAGCCAACGGACACCTGACCTACCTCAAGTACGACTTGGATGATAAGGATGCTAGAGTTTACGATGCGCTGTCTCAGGATATAGCAGAGAGAGTACGTCATGTAAAAAAGCTAGTGGGGCATCCAGAACCAGAGTTACTTTGTTACGAACCTTTGCCCGATGGCAAGTCAGGAAACTTAAAACTCTCCGTTGGTTGCTCCTACTGTCAATTCAAAAAACATTGCTACCCAGACTTAAGAGTATTCAATTATTCCTACGCTCCTAAGTTTCTCTGTAAGGTGGTTAAGGAACCTAACGTACAGGAGATCATACTAGATGAAGAAGGTTTTTAGATCGGGACTTGAGTCCGCTCTTTATGATCAACTTAATAAAGAGTTTAAGTATGAGCCTTACAAGTTACCTTACATTATACGTAAGAACTATCTTCCAGACTTTGTACATGAAGACAAGAAGATACTGATTGAGGCCAAGGGTTACTTTAGAGTAGGGGACACACAGAAGTACACATCCATAAGAGATTCTATCGGAGACTGGGAGTTAGTATTTGTGTTGTCAGACCCTAACAAAAAAGTAAGGAAAGGTAGTAAAATGACAATGGGGCAGTGGTGTGACAAGGAAGGTTTAGCACACTTCACTGTGAAGACAACTAAAGAGTTACTGAAGTATGTGAGGAATAAAAATGTCACTAACACTTGAGGAATTAAAGGAAGAAGTAATAAGGGAGTATGATGTTGTTCTGTTGTGTGAAGTGTTGGACATAACCCCCGAAGATGTTTTGGAAGCTTTTGAAGATCGTTTAATTATTAATAGAGATAAATTCACAGAGGATACTGAAGATGAGACTTAATGATGCAACTCCTGCTGAGTGGGATAGGTTACGAAAGGAATACCCTGCTATTGAAAAAGCACCTAAGATTGACACGGCTATGAAAGCCTACCACGACATAGCGAACAGTGAACGTGAGGATGTAGTTAACAAACCTAAGCATTATAACACAGGAAACATTGAGTGTATTGAAGCTATAGAAGAGTCTATGTCCAGTGTTGCATTCAAAGGGTATCTCAAGGGCAACTGTATGAAGTACCTTTGGCGTTATGATTACAAAGGAAGACAGGTAGAGGACTTAAATAAAGCTAAGTGGTACTTAAACAAACTAACCATTATAGTTTCCAAGGAGAATAGTTAATGTTTATATCTTTTAGTCTTTTTAATGGAGGAAATTGGAAACGTGACGATAAGATGAGAGAAACATATCTACGACTTATTTCTGTAGGGGATGAGAACCCTAATGATATGTGTGCGAAGACAAGGGCTTTACTGGGCTTCTGTTATTATAGAGAGAAGAGCGTACCACCTAACGAACCTAAACTTTGGTGGAACGATTATTGGATTTTGTTTGAGTTTTTATGGTTTAAAAAAGAAATAGAAATCTATGGCAAAACCTTGCGAGAAGCTATTTATAATTATGTTACTTGGAAAAAGGAGAACAGTTAATGGATCAATATCAGCAGTTTATACATAAGTCTCGCTACGCACGTTGGATGCCTGAAGAGAAACGTAGAGAGACTTGGGAGGAGACAGTACAGCGTTATGTGGACTTCTGGGTCAACCGTGGACAGCTTGACAAGAAGACAGCCAAACGACTGTACAACGGAATACACAGCTTAAAAGTAATGCCGTCAATGCGATGTATGATGACAGCAGGGGAAGCATTAGACAAAGACAATGTAGCAGGGTTTAACTGCAGTTATTTGCACATAGACTCACCTCGTAGCTTTGATGAGTTGATGTATGTCTTGATGTGTGGTACAGGTGTAGGCTTCAGTGTTGAGCGTAACTTCATCAATAAGCTACCGATGGTTGCTGAGTCCTTCCATAAAACTGACAGTATGATTGTTGTCTCCGATAGTAAGATCGGTTGGGCTTCCGCATTCCGTGAGTTGATAGCTATGTTGTACGCAGGTAAAGTACCTCAATGGGATGTGAGCAAAGTGAGACCTGCCGGAGCAAGACTTAAGACATTCGGTGGTAGAGCAAGCGGCCCTGAGCCTTTGGTAGATTTGTTTAACTTCTGTATAGAGGTGTTTACCAAGGCCACAGGACGTAAGCTGACATCCATTGAGTGTCACGACATCTGCTGTAAGATAGCTGACATTGTAGTGGTGGGTGGTGTACGTAGGTCTGCTTTGATTAGCCTGTCTAACCTATCCGACCCACGTATGGCTAAGGCTAAGATGGGTGATTGGTGGCGCAGTGAAGGACACCGTAGACTCGCTAACAACAGCGTAGCGTACACAGAGAAGCCTGACTTTGAGTCCTTTCTGTCTGAGATGCAGAACATGTACGAGTCTAAAGCAGGTGAGCGTGGTATCTTTAGTAGAGTTGCGGCACAAAAGATAGCCGCTAGGAACGGACGTAGAGACCCTGAGCAGGACTTTGGTACTAACCCTTGCTCTGAGATTATCCTACGCAGTAATCAGTTCTGTAACCTGTCTGAGGTGGTTGTACGTGCTAATGATACCAAAGCTACCCTTAAGGAAAAAGTAGAACTAGCGGCTATTATAGGCACACTACAGGCTACTCTGACTGACTTCAGGTATCTACGTAAGTTGTGGCAGAGAAACACAGAGGAAGAGGCGTTACTTGGCTTAAGCTTGACAGGCATTATGGATCACAAGGTCTTAAGCAATGACATAACGTCAGCAAAGTGGTTGGAGGATTTAAAAGATGTGGCAATCAAAACTAATAAAGCTTGGGCAAAAAAGTTGGGAATCAATCAGTCAGTGGCTATTACGTGCGTTAAGCCTAGTGGTACTGTGTCTCAGTTGGTCGATAGCGCTAGTGGCATTCATCCTAGGTTTTCTAAGCATTACATTAGAAGAGTTCGTTCAGACGCGAAAGACCCGCTTGCACAGTTCATGTCAGCAGGAGGATTCCCTGTAGAGCAAGACATCATGTCCCCTGCATCCTTAGTCTATAGTTTCCCTGTCAAGTCACCA